GAAAATTACCCAGAAGACTGTCGAGTTGTACCGTGTACTCCAGCAGAATGGTAAGCACTATTACCCTTATTATAAAGACGGTAAACTCATCGCTGTTAAAACACGGTTGCCTGATAAGGCTGGCTTCCCTTGGTCTGGATCTCCCGGTCAGGTGGAACTCTTCGGGCAGAACCTATTCCCCTCTGGTGGTAACACTATCACTATCGTAGAGGGTGAACTCGATGCTTTGTCTGCCCACCAGATGCTGAATGAACCAGTCGTATCTGTCTGCTCTGCGAGTACTGCTGTCTCAGATCTAAAAAGAAACTACGAATGGGTAAACTCTTTTAAGAAGATCGTCTTCGCATTCGATAATGATAAGGCTGGGCAGGAGGCACAGAGCAAGGCTGCTGGTCTATTCGATCCTAAGAAAGTTAGGATTATGAAACTGTCGCAGCATAAGGATGCGTCAGACTATCTAGTCAACAACGGTATAAAGGATTTCTATGAGCAGCACAGGACGGCGGGGCCATTCACCCCCGATGGTATTGTATCCGGGTCAAGCCTCTATGATCTACTCCTCCGAAAGCCTGAATATGAGTCTGTTAACTACCCGTGGGATGGAGTCAATGACTATACATATGGACTCAGAACTGGAGAGCTTGTTACTGTCATTGCTGGAACAGGCGTGGGAAAAACGCAGTTCCTTAGAGAGCTAGTCTATGGTCTACTCCACACTAGTAAAGCTAACATCGGTGTTCTCTTCCTTGAAGAACCAATTCGTGACACTGGTCTTGGACTTATGTCAGTCCACGCTAATAAACGACTATTCCTCCCCGACTCAGAGTACAGTAAGGATGAATTTGATGACGCTTATAAAGCGACTCTCGGATCGAATAGGATCTTTCTCTATGATAGCTTTGGCAGTAATAGTATTGATCGTATTCTCGGCACTATCCGTTATCTTGTCCGCGCTCTGGACTGCAAGTATATTATACTGGATCATATATCTATCGTAGTATCGGACCAGAGCAATGGTGATGAGCGCCGTGCGCTTGATGAGATAGCAACTAAACTGAAGACATTGACTGTTGAACTATCAGTCTGTATTATCATGGCCGCTCATCTTAGGAGGCAACCGAATGGTCAGTCACATGAAGAGGGTGCTGCTGTTAGTCTCTCTGACATTCGCGGTACTGCTGGGATTGGGCAACTTAGCAATATCATTCTTGGCCTTGAGAGAAACACTCAGGCAGATGATCCTGCTGAGAGGCACATTGTAAGGGTACGTGTAGTGAAGAACAGGTTCAGTGGTATGACTGGACTTGCTACTCACCTCCGGTATCACACCGACTCAGGTAGATTGATAGAAGAACAACCGGATACACCAGTAGGAGAAGAAGATAATGCTAAAGAAGATTGATATTTATATCGATGCTTATATCAGTACGGAGGGTGTTCACATTTACACTGATGATGTTGGTGATGAAGCAGTTACATACTTCAAACTGGTAAATGACTTTATCGACAGCCATCTTGTACCGACAGATCCACCTAGTATTCGAGATGATGGTAGAGAAGAGATCATGCGCCTGTCTCTCATCTTTGACTCCCTCTCCAACTATCTCAGAAAGCAAGTGAATGAATACCCAGACTGGAAGCCTAAGAATAATATGGGACATAGAGACTGATGGCCTCGATGCTAAAAAGATTCACCTCCTCGTTGCGAAAGTTTACGGACAAGATGGGTATTACATCTTCCGAGATGCCGAGAAGTTCAGAGAGTTTTATAACGACTACGATGACGCTGAATGGATCGGACATAACAGTATATCCTTCGACTCGGTTGCCTTGTCCCGTCTGTGGGGGATTACTATCCCTCTCGGGAGACAATCAGATACTCTCGTCATGTCCAGACTGTGGGAGCCAACACTTGATAAGCACTCACTCGAAGCATGGGGTCATCGCCTTGGTGAAAGGAAGATCGAATTTCAAGAGTTCACCGAATACTCAGAGGAGATGAAGGTCTATTGCAAACAGGATGTAAAGATTACAGAAAGGTTGTACACCGTACTGAGTAAGAACCTGAAGGGTTTCTCTCAGGAGTCTATCCGACTTGAGCATACCACCCAGTACATTATCTCCGAGCAGATTCGTAATGGGTTCCTACTTGATAAAGATGTAGCGATGGAGATCTACTCAGGTGCATTGCAAGAGGCTAATCGAATTGAGGACGCAGTGGTTAAATACTTCCCGCCAATTGTTACGGAAAGGTACTCAGAAAAAACAGGTAAGCGACTTAAAGATGACATCGAATACTTCAACCTCGGTTCACCAAACCAGATCGTAAAGAGACTGGATGAACTAGGGTGGAAACCCACCGTGCCTACGAAGACGGGCAAGTCATGGAAGATATGCCAGGAAAATCTTAGTACTATTCCTGATGTCCTACCTGATGGTAGCCCTATGCCAGAGTGTATTAGAGATCTAAAAAAGTGGAAGATCCTTGAGACAAGATGGAAAACAGCAAAGGACTGGATCGACAGAATGGACGGAGATGGTAGAGTCCACGGACAAGTTATCGTCCCCGGCACTGTCACCCACCGAGCCAGTCACCAGAACCCCAACATGGCAAACATCCCCTCTATCTCATCAGAGCGAGGCTTATCTGGTTTATATGCGTATGAATGCAGACAAGCTTGGACTGTCCCCAGAGGTTCTTCTCTGGTTGGAACGGATGCTGCGGGAATACAACTTCGTGTACTTGCACACTACATGAATGACCCTGAGTATACGAAGACACTATTGGAAGGAGACATACATACCTTTAATCAGAAGGCACTTGGTGAGTACTGTAAGGACAGACCGACTGCGAAGACTTTCATCTATGCTTGGTTGCTTGGTGCTGGTCAGGCAAAGGTAGCACAGATACTTGGCTGCTCTGTCAGGCAAGCTGGTGATGCAATGGATAACTTCCTCCGGTCTATTCCTGCACTGAAAGAACTAAAGCGTAAGGCTGGTATGGCAGCACAGAGGGGCTACCTCGTCAGCCTAGACGGACGGCGGATCAAGATAGAGTCGGAGCATAAGTCCCTCTCTGTCTACCTCCAAGGGGGCGAGACAGTGATTATGCGGATGGCTAACTATCTCTGGTACGCTGCTGCAAAGAAGGAGAAGATCAAATTCAAACAGGTTGTATGGGTACATGATGAATGGCAGACAGAAGTGGAGGAAAGTAGAGCAGAAGATCTTGGAAGACTACAAGTACAATCCATTAAAGACACAGGGGAATACTTCAATCTCAACTGTCCTCTTGATGGAGAGTTTAAGATAGGAAAGAACTGGGCTGAAACCCATTGACAAATAAACAGAATCTACTAAACTATTACTATTATCAACTGGAGAACTAAGAATGACAACTGCTTCGAAGACTATTACTGGTGAGTTCCGCACCAAGGTTTACTTCGCTCACGTTCAGGAACCTTCCCAGTTCGGGAACTATGAAGTTAACCTTGCGGTAACTCCTGAGATGGAGAAGACGCTTATCGATATGCGACTGGATAAGAAGATTAAGGATGGTAAGGAGCGGATCAATAACGGTGGGAAGTATCTCACTCTCCGTAACTCTGCTGTCGATCTTCAGGGACACGAATCCGAGATGGTTGTCATTGACCAGAACGGTAAGAGGACGAAGGCTCTCGTCGGTAATGACTCAGAGTGTATTGTCTACTGGCGCTCGTATGATACACCGAAGTACGGTAAGGTCATCAAGCTTGGTAAGATGATCGACTGGGATCAGGAGAATAAGAAGAAGAAGTTCGGTGCCATGAAGGTTATTGAACTTGTCGCTTACGATAAGCCTGAAGATGAGTTCGCTGCTGCGATGGAGGAGACACCCGCTGCTCCACCAGTAGAGGCTATCCAGAGTAAGAAGAACAAGAAGGTTACGTTCGAGATTGAAGCTTGATGTACTACACTACCGATGAACTACCAAAGGGGGATTCTGTGGAGTCCCCCTCCCACTACAACAACGGAAGTATCGAGTGTATTATTTATCTAAAAGATAATATGCCATTCGATAATTACATTGGATACCTCGAAGGGAATACGAAGAAGTATCTTCACCGTTGGAGGTATAAGAAGAAGCCGCTGGAAGATCTAAAGAAAGCACAGTGGTATCTCTCTCGTCTTATTCAGGAGCTTGATGATGGACCTTGATACTTACCAGAAGACTGCTTTAAATACGCTGATGTACAACACCGAGCAGCATCTAACCTATGGTCTTGCTGCTGAAGTTGGTGAGGTTATGTCATTAATGCAGAAGACTGCCCGTCATGATACAAGGTACTGGAGTCAGGAAGATGACGTACTGTTTGGTGAGTACACTCCACTACTGAAAGAGTTGATGTTCAGTGAACTCGGTGACTGCCTCTGGTATCTCGCTTGTCTAGCTAGTTATCATGGGTTCCCGTTGTCTGCTATTGCCCAACATAACCTTGAGAAGTTGGGTAAAAGAAAGGCAGAGGGTAAGATCCAAGGTGATGGGGATAAGCGATGAAGTTTATTATCTTTTCTAAACCAGACTGTTCTTGGTGTACGAAAGCAAAGGAACTTCTTACTCAGCATCACATTCAATACACCGAGTTTGATATAACTACTGATATAACAGCTAATACTTTTCTAAAAGAATCTAAACTAAATTCTGTACCGCAGATCTTCCACAATGGTAGACTTGTCGGAGGATATCTAGCACTGGAGAATTATATTGGCGTCAATTAACACACTCGTTGAGGACATCTACTGCCTCCTCGAAGAAGGTACTACAGAAGATATCAGTAAGTCTTGTGAGCAATTCGGTAAGAACCTTGCTGCTCTCCTTACTGATAGACTTAGGCCGAAGGAAGAGAAGCGTACTCTCCGTATGTCTAACGTAGGTAAGCCTGATCGTATGCTTTGGTATGAAGTTAACTCGACAGTAAAGAAGGAAGAGTTCAATGGACCCACCTATCTCAAGTTCCTATACGGAGATCTTATCGAGGAAGTTGTCCTCTTTCTGGCAGAAGTTTCAGGTCATTCTGTTTCGGATAGACAACGACAGGTCACTGTGGATGGTATTATTGGTCACATTGATGGTGTTATCGACAATGTTCTAATCGATGTTAAGAGTACATCGCCTCATTCTTTTAAGAAGTTTAAAGATGGAACACTGAGGAATGATGATCCCTTTGCCTATATCCCACAACTCTCCGGGTATATGCAGGGGACAGGGATAGATAACGGTGCATACGTTGCAGTGGACAAGCAGAATGGAAACATAACTGTCATGCCCCTGCAAGATGAAGATCGAATTGATATTGAGAAAAGAATCAAAGATATCAAAGAGATAGTAAGTCAAGAGAATCCTCCAGAGAGGTGCTTCCAGCCTGAACCGATGGGTAAGTCTGGTAATCTAAAGCTCCCCGCTGGTTGTTCCTACTGTCCCTTTAAAACTGAATGTTGGAAAGATGTTGGACTAAGAAAGTTTATATATTCCACTGGTCCTGTATGGATGACTCATGTCGAAAAAGAACCGGAAGTCCCAGAAGTCGAGGTCTAAATTAAATGATTCACCCGCAAGATGGAAACAAATCTTCAAGAAGTTCGGACTTACCAGAGATTCGTACCTCGACATATTTAGAAAACAAGGAGGATGTTGCGCTATTTGTAACAGAACTCCTGACAAAATTACGCCCCGGAGAAACCTTGCAGTCGATCACAATCACAAAACTGGGAGGATCAGAGGGCTACTATGTTACAGATGTAATCACGTACTGTTAGGAAGGATCTTTCGTGATGATGTCGAAATGGCTAAACGTGCTTACATTTATTTATCAATCGAAAGGGACTACGGGAAGGTTCCAGAGTAACTACCCTTAGCTCAGTTGGATAGAGCAAATGCCTTCTAAGCATTAGGTCACACGTTCGAGTCGTGTAGGGTAGGCCAGCCCGGTTAGTTAAATGGGATAACAGTTGATTTGTAATCATCAATCGCGGGTTCGATTCCTGCACTGGGCACCACTAATACTACTTCTATCAACACCAGCTAATGCAGAGTTAGCATCATGGTATGGACCGGGGTTTCATGGCAAGAGGACAGCTAACGGTGAGATTTTTAATAAGTACGGTTATACCGCTGCTCATCGTAGCCTTCCTTTTGGGACTAGGGTTAGGGTTTCTTATAATGGCAAGTCAGTTATCGTCAGGATTAACGACCGTGGACCGTTCATTAAAGGAAGATCTATCGATCTGTCAGAAGCCGCCGCGGAGAAGATTGGGTGCAAAGGTGTTTGCCGAGTTAAACTGACTATCATTAGGAGGGTGAAATGAATGAAGAGTACGAAGAACTAAAGACACTGCTTAAACTGTACTTTCAGATTTACGATGATGATGGTACACTGTACTCCGACGATGAATGGGAACGTCTACTTCGAGAGATAGAGATAGACATCCGAAACGCTATTGGCTTCTTCGACATAGAGGAATGAATGAAAACTCACTTGATCATACCTGATCCCCATGCTGCACCAGATGAGGATCTGTCACGGTTTACTTACCTTGGTAAACTAATTGCTTCTGTTAAACCTGATGTTGTTGTCTGCATCGGAGACTGGGCTGACATGCCATCTCTCTGCTCATACGATAAGGGTACGAAAGGCTTCGAAGGAAGACGGTATAAGAAAGATATCGACTCTGCTGTTGAAGCACAGGAGTTGATGTTCAAGCCTATTAAAGAAGCGAAGAAGAAGCTGCCTCGGTTCATTATGACAACAGGGAACCATGACTATGGTAGGATTGAGAAAGCTATCCAGAAGGATGCTGTCTTGGATGGAACCATCTCCGTACAAGATCTACAATATACAGACTTCGGTTGGGAAGCTTACCCTTTTCTGGAACCTGTTGAAGTCGATGGTGTATATTACTCTCACTATTTCCCAACGGGCGTCATGGGTAGAGCTACAAGCGGTGAACATCAAGCGTATACCCTCCTCACCAAACAGTTCGTATCCTGTACGCAGGGCCACACTCACACTAGAGATTTCGCAGAGAGGACTGGACCTGATGGACGGAGACTTATGGGACTTGTCGTAGGATGCTATATTGACAGACATCATGAGTATGCAGGACAGGCAAACAAACTCTGGTGGCCTGGTGTAGTCATTAAGCGCAACGTGTCTCAGGGTCAGTATGACTTTGAATTTATTTCACTTGAGAGAATTAAGAATGAGTTTCGAATTTAAACAGATTATTTTAGATAGGTTTTCTATTCTTGAACTAGTCGAGATCCTTGACTTAGACCCGGAAGAGTTTTATGATAGGTTTGAAGATATCATTATTGAGAACTTCTACAAGTTAAAAGAGATAGACAATGGGCTGGAGAAAGAAAAATTTTCAGAAGAAGAAGATAAGTAATCGTAACCCATACGCTAGGGAACTTGAAGAGGGACAGTACAGACAGAGAATAAAAGAATCCGAGAAAGAATATAAACGCCAGAGACTAGATGTAAGGAACATTAATGACTATGAAGAATCTTCCGACTGACTACCAGACCTTTATCGCAACCTCCCGCTACTCCCGGTGGATTGAAGAAGAGAACCGCCGCGAGTCTTGGGAAGAAACAGTCGATAGGTTTATGACTGAAGTTGTCAGCAAGAAACTTGATTTAAATGATAGGGATACTTACGATCAGATCCGTAATGCTATCCTCAACCTTGAGATCATGCCCAGTATGCGGGCTATGATGACTGCTGGCAAGGCTCTTGAGCGTGACAACACCTGTGCGTACAACTGTTCCTACCTACCTGTCGATGACATGAAGTCCTTCGATGAGGCTATGTTTATCCTAATGTGCGGCACTGGTGTAGGCTTCTCAGTCGAACGTCAGTATGTCAGTAAGCTTCCCGAAGTACCGGAGAAGATGTTCGATTCGAGTACGACTATCGTTGTCTCCGATAGCAAGGAAGGATGGGCTAAAGCACTGCGTCAGCTTATCTCTCTCCTCTACTCAGGTGAAGTAGCTAAGTGGGACATGAGCAAGGTACGTCCTTCTGGTTCGAGACTGAAGGTATTCGGTGGCCGTGCATCTGGTCCTGAACCACTAGACCAGTTGTTCCGTTTCGTTGTCTCCATCTTTAAGGCTGCTGCTGGCAGGAAGCTGAACAGCCTCGAATGCCATGATATTATGTGTAAGATTGGTGAGGTTGTCGTAGTCGGAGGTGTCCGTCGATCAGCTATGATCTCTCTGTCTAACCTCTCAGATGACAGGATGCGTCATGCTAAGACAGGTCAGTTCTGGGAGACTAATCCCCAGCGTTCACTTGCTAACAACTCCGTAGCCTATACCGAGAAGCCTGATGCTAGTACATTCTTGCATGAGTGGGCCAGCCTCGTAGACTCTGGTACTGGTGAGCGTGGTATGTTCTCCCGTGTAGCAGCACAGAAGCATACGGCTAACAATCTTAGGCGTGATGCTAGTTATGACTTCGGTACTAACCCATGCTCAGAGATCATCCTCCGTCCCTACCAGTTCTGTAACCTAACTGAAGTTGTAGTCCGTGCTACGGATAAGATGGTTGACCTTGAGAGGAAGGTTAAGCTGGCTACCATCCTTGGTACTATTCAGGCTACCTATACACACTTCCCCTATCTTAGGAAGATCTGGACTAAGAACACTGAGGAAGAGCGTCTGCTTGGCGTATCACTGACTGGAATTATGGACCATGATATTCTTAATGGTACTAATCCAATGGGTAATCTTGAATTAACACTCTTTACACTGAAAAGAATTGCAATTAATACTAACAAGGTTTGGGCAGAGAAGCTTGGTATCCAGCAGTCTGCTGCTATTACCTGTGTCAAGCCTAGTGGAACTGTCTCCCAGCTTGTTGACTCTGCTAGTGGAATACATCCCCGTCATAATGCTTACTACATTCGTCGTGTCCGTGGGGATAACAAAGATCCGATAACCCAGTTTATGAAGGACAATGGTATTCCCAATGAGCCTGACATTATGAAGCCTGACCATACTACGGTCTTCAGCTTCCCTGTTAAAGCACCAGAGGGAGGACTTACTAGACACGATCTGTCTGCTATCGAACACCTCGAACTGTGGAAGATCTACGCCATCCATTGGTGCGAGCATAAGCCTTCTATCACTGTCTCAGTTAAACCCGATGAGTGGGTTCGGGTTGGCGCATGGTTGTATAACAACTTCTCTATTGCTTCTGGTCTGTCCTTCCTCCCTCACTCAGATCACATTTACAAGCAAGCACCATATGAGGACTGCACTGAAGAGGAGTACAACAAACTGAAAGAACTGATGCCAGAGTCTATTGACTGGAGCAAGCTCTCAGAGTATGAGAAAGAAGATAGTACGAAGGCTAGTCAGACTGCTGCTTGTGCTGCTGGCTTCTGTGAAATTGTAGATCTTACGTAGGAGAATAAGATGGCTAAAGATAAAGACGATGGCAAGAAGGTATTCAAGTTCGTACAAAAAGATAACCCCCCAGAAGACCGGGGGGTTACACCTAATGACTTGCTTGAACTAGCTAAAGATAACTACGATGATCTTATCATAGTTGGCTGGGGAGGTGAAAGTTTTAAGATCAGTTGGACTGATGGCTTTACACCAGAAGAAGTGTATGTCCAGCTTGAACTAGCAAAGGCTAGAATTATGGATAAGCTTTACCAGTTCTAGCTTATCTTCTCCTCTTCAACGGATCTTCTTCCTGTGCCTGAAGACCACTCATAGAACTTGGTTGCCAAGGTTGATCCGGTGCAGGAGCATTAATACCGGGACTTGTTGTACTAGTCGGAGACTTAGGAGGGGTTGTAGGAGTAGCGTACTTTCCTGCTCTTACATCCTTCTTAAACTGCTGCTCGTAATAGTTATAAGTCCCTCCCCCTTCTTTCATAACAGTACGAGAAGGACTCATAGCAACCATTGCAGCATTAAGTGGATTAACACCAGCTTTAAAAGCAGCACCAAAAATATCTGCTATTGAATTTGTTTTACTAGCTGTAGCTGTACCTGAAGTATCAGTTGTAGGCTTACTGTATCTCTCGTCTACAACAGCCGCCTTCTCATCCTGTGAAGCTTTACGAATATCAAAAACAGTAACCATTTATTTACCCTTTCTTTTAAACAGACCAGCAAGCGGTGACTTGTACTGGCGTTCTTTCATAACTTGTTCGGTAGCTTTCTTACGGGTCATAACCCTACCACCGTAGCCTTCTCTTTCATACTGCCTTGCCTTCATTCTTTCGAAGTTAGTCATCTTCTCAGCAGCACCAGTGCTTGTCCCAGTACCAGCAGTTGCAGTAGCAGAAGGTCTAGTAACACCACTTCCACTCAAGCCCCCACCAACACGGCCAGAGTCTCTTGCTCCACCGTTACCAGAACCAGTAAAGTCTTTTTTCTTAGGCCCAGTTACCGTTTGACTACCCATTCTACCGGGACCAGCAGTAATTGCAGTAGCCTCGGGTTTACGAGGTCCAATAGGTGAATCATACTTTGGTTTACGAGGTCCAATAGGTGAAGAGTATCTTTTCTTACCAGTTGGTTTATCAACAGACTTTACCGATCCTAAAATCTTTGCTTCTGGTTTTGCTTTATAAGTTTCTTCTCTAACTGACTGTGCGCTAGGCTGATCTGTTAGACCAAACTTATAAGCAAGTTTCTGTACAGCTTCAGAAAGATAGTCTGGTTTTCTAGGGACTACTGACTTCTTCTTATTAGGATTAACAGTCTTTGGGTTTCCTTGACCGGGATCAAACTTACGATTAATCATATCAGACAGTTTTCTTACTTTTCTTTTCTTTAAATATTCTGCTTTCGATGCCATTATTTTACCCTC